ATGCTTTGGCGCTATTGTTTCGTTTTTGCGTTCAACACCCACCATTTCGTTAGCAGACGCATATGTGCCGCCATGTAGCCCAAGCGAAGCCAATGCGCGTCCAATCGCAGATGTTTCGCAAACCTCTAAAGCTGATGTTTTGGTTATGTACGATGAACCGCGTATTTCTTCCGCAAGTCCCGATCCAACAATAAAGCCGTCCTTGTCTTTAATGATCGCTCGAACCACCACTGTTTGCTGATCATTATAAACCAACTCTGTTTCGATGCCGTAGTTGCCGCCAAACGTAATGCGGAAGGCTTCCATTCGTGTGGAAACCTCTGTGTATGATTTGCCGCCCTTCTGCATAACGCCGTGAGATTTGTTTAACTCACTGACAAGCTCCATAGCATCGTGGAATTTTTTGATCTCGGTCATTATTGATCTCCCTTAAAGTCTCTTATTGTTTTGCTTATTTTTTCGATTGCACCGACAGGAAAGTTTAGCTTGTTGTATTCGTCAAAGCTAATTTCTTTCTGTTCAAATTTTTTCGACACTTCCATCCAGTGTTCCGTTAGCAATGTGTACATATTACTAATTAATAACTCTTTATCTTGTGCGTTCATTGTTATTTCTCCCATTGTCTGCATCTTGGGGTTTACAATAGATAAATGCGGGTGTAAAGCATAAATTGCAAATAATTGATGGAGATTTAAATGCTAACGCCAGACGAAATTCGTGAAAAGTTGGTTGATGTAAACATGAGCAAGATTGCTAGGGAAACAGGTTTAACGCGCCCAACGATATATAAATTTCTAACCGGGGCTGAAAATATGCAGTATGATACTGTGAAGAAAGTTTCGGAATACTTTGAAAGGGAAGGGTAATGTCGCACCAAATGACGGCACTTGCTATGGAGCAGGACTTAGCCCCTGCCCCTAAGATTGTTCTATATTGGATAGCTAACCACCACAACGGTGAAACTGGCTTGTGTTTTCCTAGCATAAACAGGCTGGCAAAGGTTTGCAGAATGTCCCGGCGATCAGTTGAAAAACATATAGCCGATTTAGCAGGGCTTGGCCTCATACAGGTGACTCAAAGGTTTCGCCCAGAAGGTGGCAAGACTTCTAATAGCTACCAGTTACTTCTCAAGAGTTCCCAGGACTTCCATACCGATGCGCAAAATCTGCGCATACCTACGGCAAAAACTGCGCATGGGGATACGCAAAATCTGCGCATGAATAACCTTGTAAGAAAGAACCTTGGAATAGAAGATAATATATTGGTCGAAAAGTTTGATGATTTTTATAAATGCTTTCCAAGAAAGACAGCGAAAGGATCGGCACGAAAAGCATGGGAAGTTGCAGTTGCAAAGACCGACCCTGATGTTATTATTTCCAAAGCCGCTTTGTTTGCGGCGAGTGTAGATGGCAAAGACAAAAAGTTTATCCCGCATCCAGCTACATGGTTAAATCAAGAAAGATGGGATGATGAAATATTCGCTCAAGCAGACAGCGAACAAGATCAACAGAACTTAGTGCATAAGATATTTGCAGAAATGGTAAAGCCAAATGCGTGATGAACAGATACAGGAACTAACACTTAAACTTCTTAGCCGCCTTAACCCACCACGGGCGCTGACAGGCCAAGCACAAGCAATTAAGGATGAAGCCACGTTCCTTGCCAAGTGCATAAACAAGGTAGCCCCAAGCCAAGGTTTGACCGAATGGTTTGGTGAATTTGAAGAGGCGGTGTTGGGTAACTTAGAAACTCGAACATGGCCCACAGCTAAAGAGCTTTCGAAAGCGGCGCAGCAAATACGAAAAGCCAAGCCTGTTTTTGCAAATCAAAGCAGCGAAAGCGAATGGCTTTTAAACCCGGTTACAATTAACGCAAAGCGCATCCAAGGCGGTCATCCTGTTTGTGAAACATGGTTAAGTGGTAAACGGGCGCAATCAATGCTGGCGACTGGTATGATTACTGAGGCTGATCTTAATCGGTACAAAAAAGCGGCAAGGTTGCAAAATGAGCAAGTCTATGCTTAAATGCAGATACTGTTCTCCAGACAGTCTGCTCTGGTCAACTTGTCCTGTTGTTGACCGCCACCTATGACAGAGGGAAATCCTCCCAAAACTTCCCTCTGTCTTTTTATTAGCGCACCCTGAAAAGGACGTAAACGATGAACGAACAAAACTGGCCAGCAGATAAAGTGGAACGCAGAAGCATAGGAAGCATTATACCTTATGCACGAAATAGTCGAACACACAGCGATGAACAGGTTGCGCAAATAGCAGCCAGCATTAATGAGTGGGGTTTTACCAATCCAATCCTTGTTGACATAGACGGAGAAATTATTGCTGGGCATGGCAGACTTCTTGCTGCGCAAAAGCTCGGTTTGAAAGAGGTTCCCTGTATTACCGCTGTTGGTTGGTCGGACGCACAGAAGAAAGCCTATGTCATTGCCGATAACAAGCTGGCGCTAAACGCTGGGTGGGACAACGATATGCTTGCCGTAGAATTTGGCGAGTTAAAAGAACTTGATTTTAATTTAGACCTTATTGGATTTGACCCTGACGAGCTTGCCAGCATCCTGAAGGAGCCTGAAACCGAAGGATTAACAGACGAGGACGCTGTGCCAGAAGTGCCGGAGGTTCCTGTTACGGTCGAAGGTGATGTGTGGATTATGGGTAAGCACCGACTTATGTGCGGTGATAGCACCAGTATAGATGCTCTTGAGGTTCTGTGCCAAAAGGAACTTGTCGATATGTGGCTGACCGATCCACCCTATAATGTGGCTTATGAGGGAAAAACTAAAGACGCCTTAACTATTCAAAACGATGAAATGTCTGACGAGGGCTTTCGTCAGTTTTTAACTGAAAGTTACACGGCGGCAGACGCTGTAATGAAAGCTGGTGCTGTTTTTTATATATGGCATGCTGACTCCGAAGGTTACAATTTCAGGGGCGCGGCTCATGATTCTGGATGGCAAGTTCGGCAATGTTTAATTTGGAAAAAGCAAACGATGGTTATGGGGCGTCAGGATTATCACTGGAAGCACGAACCATGCCTATATGGATGGAAGGGGGGAGCTGGGCATCTTTGGGCTACGGATCGAAAGCAAACAACAATATTAGAATTTGACCGGCCATCAAAAAATAAAGAACATCCAACTATGAAGCCTGTTGAATTGTTTGAATACCAAATGCTTAATAATACAAAGGGAAGTGATAAAGTTTTAGACAGCTTTGCTGGGTCTGGGACCACTGCGATTGCCTGTGAAAAGCACGGGCGCATGGCGCGCCTGATGGAACTCGACCCCAAATACTGCGACGTCATCATCAAACGCTGGCAAGAGTTCACAGGCAAGTCAGCGGTAAATGAACAAAGCGAACAGACCTTTGCAGAAATGCAAGAGTCTCGCGGCACTGGTGGGTGAGGTAAACTGTAATGATGCAGAGCCTCAAGGAAGCCCCGTCAGTGCCGCAAAAACAATCTAAGAGTATGTCACTGGTAGAAGCGACAACAAACGTGCTGATCGGTTATATAATCGCAACGGCAGCAACCTACGTCATACTGCCACTGCATGGGTACAGCGTAACGACAACAGACGCTTTGTCTATATCGCTTGCCTTCACTGCAATATCACTTACCCGGTCTTATCTTTTAAGAAGGGTTTTCAATAGGTTGTAATATGACAGAGAAAAACAAAGGTGGAAGACCCTTAATAGTGTTAACAGATGAGCAAAGAAACGAGCTTGAGACCTTAGCCGCTGTTTTAAACGTCGAACAAATTGCGGATTACTTCGGTATAAGTCGCCGCGTTTTCTATGATATTATGGAGCGAGATGAGGAAGTTTCTGCACAGTATAAAAAGGGTAAAGCGAAAGCCGTTGGTTTTGTTGCGCAAAATCTAATTCAGAAAGCCAGGTCTGGTGATTTAGGTGCGCAAATATTCTATTTAAAAACTCAAGCTGGCTGGAAAGAAACGCAAAGGCTTGAGGGCGCTGGTAATGACGGCGAACACGTCTTGGCTTATAAGTGGTTAGATGATGGCGACGAGGACGATTAATTACCGCCCCAGAAAGCATTTAAAGCCGTATCATGCCCGAAAGCAGCGTTGGGCGGTGATCGTGGCTCACAGGCGCTTTGGCAAGACGGTTGCGGCTATCAATGACCTTATACGGGATGCGCTAACAATACCGCGCAAGAATGTTCGCGTTGCTTATATTGCCCCATATTATAGACAGGCCAAAGCTATCGCTTGGGATTATTTGCTGGAATACACCAAGGACATTGAAGGCGCAGTTTCTAACGCCAGTGAATTGCGTGTGGATTTCCCTAATGGTTCCCGCATACGTTTATTCGGCGCTGATAACTACGATGCTATGCGTGG